ACACGACCTTCCTGCTCCTGCAAGCGCCCGAGTACCTGTCGATCGGCGAAGGCCCTAACTCCTGGGGCCAGGCCTGGATCGACACACCTCAATTGAGCGGCCTGCGGTTTCAGGTTGTCCAGCAATGCAAAGGCATCCTTCTCTACCAGATCTATCTCAGAGGCTTTGCCAACGGGAACCAGTGGGTCAAAGAAGAACGCATCGAGGGCAGCGTGCGGATCGAGGTCGGTGATGGCGGAGCCACGATCGATCATCTGCTGGAGCGCGCACTGTCCGTCGTGTCGCCGCCGGAATTCGACGATCAGCTCTTCACACTGGAACTCGACCTTTCGTGGCAGGCGGACTCCAGTTCTCCGCCGCTTGCCTTGGCGACATTGCCTGTGCCGACCTAAGACGCTTTTCTCGGCACGCTTGAGCCTGATGGCGCGCCACCCATAGTCCGCGATCATCGCGCCACGCATGCCATCGCGCGGCAGAGCCGACAGCTGTCGGCTGCTCACCGCGCCGCTCGGCCGAGTATTCGGCCTCGCACAGGCAGGCGTTGGAAACTGCCTTGTTTTCCGTGCTAGCAAAAGGTCGGTAGGCTACAATCGTCCATCTCTTGATTAGAACTAGAAAAGGACGATGGGTTACAATCCTGGACTTCTCGATCTGATGATCGGCTGGGCGCAACAGTACGGCATCCGCCGAGGAGCCGCCGTTCTCGACGTTGGTGCCCAAGAACTGTTCTGTGCGGATGATCCCCCGGTCCTCAACCGCTTCATCGCCCACTTCGGCGGACGGCCTCTCGGGGAGCCTGATCTTGCTCGGTTGTCCAATCGTGCATTCGCTCGCGAGTTGTTTGGGCATGCCGGCCTGACCTACCAGGCAGTTGATATAACCCCCTACCCCGGCACGCTGCGGATCGACCTGAATACCGGCTCTCTGCCGTTTTGGCGACGCAGCCGCTACGACATCGTGACAAACAATGGAACGACGGAACATATTCTCAATCAGTTCAATGCGTTCCGGTTGATCCACGACGCCTGCAAGGTCGGGGGGTTGATGTACCATGGCGTTCCGATGTGCGGTGACTTCGAGCACGGCTTGTTTAGTTACAATCCCCGGTTCTTCATGCTCTTGGCGAGCGCAAACGGATACGAAGTGATGAGGATCTGGGCCTCGGCTTCTGAAAGCGCGACTTCGCGTCCCGACACCAATATGGAATGGAATGGCCCCTTTGGGGCTCAAGACGCCTGGCTGCACGTTCTGCTGCGGAAGGCGAAGCGCGGCACATTTCAAAGTCCATCCGACTGCGTCGGCTGGCCACCGGAGCCATAGCATCTGCTCGCGTATCATGCCCTGACCTCGATCTTCCGCTTCTGGAAGACCGCCTTCAAAGCCCACGCGACTGGTTCCTCCAGCAACTTGTGTACGGCAAGTGCGGCAACCGTCGAGACGGTAACGAAGAGACCGATCGAGAGATAGTAGCCATGGTACGCGCCCATTTCGTCCTGCGTCAGCACCTGCCGCAGGAGCCATTGCCCGGTCAAAATCAGCACGCCGGTATGAACGAGATAGAGCGGATAGGACAAATCGCCCAGAAGGTTCATCCATCCGATGTTCTTCGTCGCCTCGAACAAGCCCGGCAACGCGAGCGTGAAGAAAAAGACGGAGCCCCAGAAGCGATCCGTGTCGTAGCTGCCGTAGGACAAAGACCAGAACATCATCCAGAACGAGCAACCCAAGTAGGCCCAGCCCAACAAGGGCTTAGCGAGCCGTCGGCCGAACCGACAAACCAGGTGGCCCAGCATGAAGAAGCCGAACGTGGTTCCGATGAAGTGGTAGGTCCAGATTTCCTGAAGGTCCGTTCCGTAAGCCATGACGAAGTATGCCCGCAGGCCGAACGATGCGACCAACAGGAAGACAGCGAGCTTCCAGTACCGCATCAGCAGGGGCGCCAGCAGATAGAACATGAGCTCCGCACCCAAGGTCCACGCCTGCTTCAGGCCCACGATGCCTGCATCAAAATGAACCTGAGGATAGGTAGCAAAGGAAAGGCGCCAATCCATGCCGACGAGGAAAATCCCCGTCAGCTGGTCCCATCCATCGGCCGCCAGGAACTGCGCCCAGGCTCCACCGACGACCAGGAAGGTCAGCACGACCATCGGCCAGTAGAGTGAATAGATGCGAATGAAGCGGTTACGATAAAAAGCCGCAATGCCTGCAGCGTCGGCCTTGTAATTCCGGCTGAGCGTGTAAGTGATGAGGAAGCCACTGATCACATAAAAGAACATCACGGCATAGCCCGAATTGAACCCGAGCTTAAAGTCGTCGTGGAGGCGGATGGACTTCGGGTGCAGCATGACCAACCACCAGTGGTCTGCCGCCACGACCATCGCCAGAAAGAGTCGCATCAAACCCATAGGCTGCTCTTATCCGATGCGCATTGCGCATGCCATTGCTTTTGGTGGCCTGCCTGCCGACATTGCGTTGCTTCTCGTTCTGCGTGAGGCAATGTGACCGTAGCGCTGCAGGCAAGCGTTGAGTCAGTCTCGCGCTTGTTGAACAGGTCGCTTGGCGGAGATCATGAGTTCGAAGCTTGCAGCTCCGTCATTCGACTTTGTTGAACGATACATCACGTGCCTCTGCAGGCCCGGGCCTGGTCCCGTAGTCGGCCATAGTCCGGCATCATCACCCCGCGCACCATGCCGTCGCGAGGGAGGGATGACAGTTCGTCGGCTGCCTGCCGCTGCTGATCGGCGGAATACTCTACCTCGCGCGGGCAGGCGTTAGAAACTGCCGTCGCGCAGCCGGCGATCGACGTCGTCAGGAGTGCGAGGGCCACGAGCGTCCGCATCGGTGATGCTCCGTTGAGTTGCAATGGTCTTCTCGAGAGTGTCGGTGCGAGCGGTGCCTTTGCCTTCACTGAAGGCCCACCACATGGCGCCGAGGACGATCGCCATCAACGTGGCGCCGATCGCGATCTTCCAGGGCAAGGGGATCGCGATCATGTCGACACGACCTCGCCGCGGCGGCGCTTCTGGATGTAGCGCCACAGAAAGTACGCAGTGGCAGCCATAGCCATCACCGACAGAACCGGTGCACTGAGCCTCAGAACGCCCTCCAGAGAAGCTCCCGCGGTTGTGATGCCGCTCAGCAGAGGCGCCACCTGATTGACCTGATCGGCGACGCTCGCCGTGCCGGTGGCGACCGCCAAGCCGCCGGCGATCACGGTCTTGCTCGACAGGGCGGACTTCTCCGGAGCCACGGACTGCGGCATCGGCGTTGCACGCGGAGCGGCGACCGGCGTCAGATACAAGTTGGCCTCGATGTTGCGGCGGCGAAGCAGGCCCGCCGAATCAACCAGGCCACCAGTGCCGGGATCGCGCATCTTACGCCACATAGCAAATGCAGCGGCGGCACCGGCCTTATCACCCCTGTTGTGCAGCCTCAGGACCGTCGAGCTCGGAAAGCCCGTGCCGGGATCCGGGCCGATATTGAAACAGAGTGACACCATGGCGGCGAATTCGTTTTCGTTAGGCGCCATGGCGCAACGTTCGACGCAGGCTTCCGCCCAATCCAGGTTGCGCGCCAGATCCGCCTCGGCCTGGACAAGCGTCATTGTCGCGCCTGGCCTGACGTCGTGAGTGTTGCCCCAGCCGTTGGTCAGCCTGCCGGCCGGACAGAGATAAGGCTTCAACGCCGGCTGGCTATTTCCGAGCGGGCCGGCTTCGAATTCCTTGATCAGGCGATAGCCTGCTGCGTTGATCTCACGAGGCATCATGGGCTCCTGGTTGGCGCGATCTGCCACAGCCGCCGCTGCAGCTCTTCGATCTGCTGGTCCTGGCGATCGTTGCGACGTTCGGCGGTATCCAATCTCTGGGCAGAGGCGTTGCTGCGGCCTTCGCTCGTGCCGCTGAGCGTCGTCACTTGAATCTGGAGGGCCTCGAGCTTGGCGGCCATCTTGTCGATCTGGTCGAGCTGCCGCCATGACAGCGCCGTGATCAAGGCCATGCCGATGGTGACGAGCCAGCGATAAGCCTGAATGCCTTTGTTGCCGTTCGTCATTTCGCTCATCGTCCGCTCCTACGCCTTCGGCGTGTTCGATCGTCTTTTCGCTTCGATCGCCACCCGCTGTGCTTCCAGTTCCGTGATCCGAGCGCCCTGCGACTCAAGTACCGGAATTGCCCAGTGCGCATTAAGGCTGCGACGCGATGGGCAAACTCGAATGGAACCGCCCATTCACTACGCAAGACGCATGGGTCAACGTCCTCCTGCGCCGCGCGCGAGGTGGTGCGTTTTGCGCCCCGGTTGATTGCGTGGGTTATCATAAGCAGATCGCGTAGTTGCCGACTCTAGTGGGTTGCACGATGCTAAAGGCGGCGGACGCGCCGCTGGCACTAACGCTGAGGGAGCCGGACGTGCCACCGACTGAATTCACATTCGCGTGGGTGTGACCGACGTGGGCGGCGTCAACGCCGGCGCCGCCTCCCTGCGAAATGCTCTGTACGGCGCTCGCCCCATCCATACCCGTGCTTATCGTGTTAACAGCCAAGCTTCCGGACGTGGCGCCGCCCACCGTCACGCTCGCAGCGTTCGTATCGCTGCCGAACGCCGCCCCAAGGACGTAACTACCACCAGCGCCGGCCACTACACGCCCTTGCAGATTAGGCAGGTTGAAAGTCGTCGAGCCGTCGCCGACTCCGTAGGTCGTGCCGTATGCAGCGAAGAGCCCAGCATAGCCGGTGCGGCTCACCGCCTGACCCTGAGCCAAGATGGTGCCCGCCCTCGCGGTAGATCGACCAGTCGGCACCCAGTCGCCCGTCGTGTCTGGGCGGTTGAGGATGCGATAGGCGCCCGCCGCCGCGTTGTAGGCCACCCGGAAGATCACGTCAGCATCCCAGAGCGCCGCCGGCACAGCGCGCCAGGCGCCGGCCGAATAGTACTGCAGCGGGATCGCGCCCAGCGCATTGATGGCCAGCGTCGCCGCGTTGCCGTTGGCGACGTTGAACTGCACCAAGTGCGTCATACCGTCGACCAGTGCGCCAGGCGCCACCGCGTAGCTCAACGTGTAGGCCGTGCTGGAGCCGCCCGTGATCTTGGGAATCGTCCAATTGTAGAATCGCTTCAGGGCGCCCTGATGGGCACGCAGGACGTTGTTCACGCCGCTTGGCGCCATGCCCTCCGGCGCCCCATCGGGGGCCGCTGTCGTGTTGGCGTTGTCGTCCTCACTCCAGTTCGCTGCGCTGATATCCATTGGGGGTCCTTGCAAAAAAGGGGGGCTGTGGAGTTGAAGTTCTTCACCGCCATTGGCAATTCAGGAGATCATTGAATCCATACGTGCGCGTTGGCGCGGGTCGACGGACTGTCGCGCGCGTCAGGTCCAAGCCGTCACCGGCGACGGTGTTCTGTGTATGGCGAGAAGAGCCGGGGCTTCATCGCGCACCTTGCGTCCGGCGACGATCGAGCATCATGGCGTACTGCGCTCGACGAAGAGCCATCTCCTCCGCCTGCCGCTGCGCGTTGGTTGAGAGCTGAGTGCCCATCAACAGACCGGGCGCGATTCCTGAGGCCCAGCCGCGTCCACTGCCGGCCGCCTGGCTGATGCCGACGCCGGCGCCCAGCAGCAGGTTGCCCAACGTGCTCCACTTGTCCGGCGCCTGAGGCGGCGACAGGTAAGGGTTGGTCGCTCTGGCGACGCTGGGGTCGACGAAACTTGCCATCGGTGTTCCCCGGGGCTTGAACGGTCCAGTCAGGAAATCGACGAAGCCGCCACCGCATGCAGCACCCGTCGGATTGAAGACTTCGACCGGCTGCGCGTTGGGATTGCCGGACATCGGATCGGGCGGCGAGCTGCCGTAACCCGCGAGGTCGGCGTCACCCGCCGTACGTCCCGTCGCGTTGAGGATAACGTCCTTGATTCCACCTGACGTGCCCAACGCCGCGGCGAGCGCGCTCAGGCCCTCGCCGACGTTGAAGCCGGGCTTGGGCGGCGGCGGCGCGGGCATGTTCAGGCTCGGCATGTTCATCGCCGGCGGCGGCCGGAAGCTCGCGGCCGCGATCTGCGCCAGCCGCTCGGGCGTCATCCTGGTCGGTACGTTGAAGCCAGCCATCAGAGTTCTCCCTGCAGTGCGTTCCAATGAGGGGTTATTTCAGCGGCGACTGCCGAAAGTTTCGCGCGATAGACGCCATACAGATCGGGATGGTGCTTGCGCAGATACGCAGCGCGCCCCTCGTTCCACCATGCCGGGCACGTCGCGCACTCCGGCGCGTTGACCTTGTGCTCGTAGACCCGGCAGATCGGCGCGCCGACGCGGCGCAAGTAGGTGAACACGTCCTCATGCGACCACTCTTGCAGCGGCAGCCACAGCTCGTAGCCAGAGCCGGTGTCGCCGCTCTCCACGGGCAGCCGCGCAAGATCGGCTCGCTTGGTGCCGCGGATCACCAGCGACACACCGTCCTCGATCATGCGCTGATGCATCGGCACCATGAGATTGACGGCGCAGCAGTCGAAGCGATCGACGATCCGACGCTTGCTGGCGCCGATGGACAGCCCCATCGGCGTGCTGGTGGTGGGCACCAGATCGCTCGGCAAGCCGACCGCTTCGGTCCATGCCCTCGCATCCGTCGCGATCCGCCGGAAGTCCGGCACCATCGCCTCGACCATGTCGACGATCTCGCGTACCTCCGGGAGGAGATCGCCAGCGTCGACGTGATAGAGGGTCAGACGGTCCCAGTGCGGGCGCAGCAGATACACCAGGGCAAGGCTGTCCTTGCCGCCGCTGAAATGGAGGGCTCCGCGCCCGTGGCGATCGAGGGGCGTCATCAGAAGAACGCCAACGCAGAGCCGGCAAGGGAGACCGCGGGACCGATGTACTGGCCAGCGCCGCCGCCACCGCCGCCGCTCGTGCTCCATCCCTGTGTGGTGCCGCTGCCGAGCGTCTGGCCGCCCGGGAACATGCTTTGGTAGCGCTGCGCCATGCCCGTGAGGAAGTCGAGCTGCGCGCGGTTGCCGTAGTCGTATCTGGCGTTCTGGTCGTTGAGCATGCGCTGGTTCAAGTCATCGTCGCCGGCGCCGACCCGATCGAGCAGGCCGAGCCAGCCCTGCGCCTGGCCGGACTTCTGGCCCAGCACGCCGGGCAGCGCCGCCGCGGCGTTCGCCTGCAGCCCGAGCTCCGTGTTGAACACATCGACGGCGGCCTTCGCGGCGGCGTCCGATTGCGTCTGGGCAATGCTTGTCTTGTATCGGTCGAGCATGTTGTCGACGTGCAGGCCGCCGCCCGTGCGACCGGCACCCCCGAAAGTCGCATTGAGCGACGGAGCGACCAAGTTGACGAACTGCTCGTTCTGCGGCCGGTACAGCGCATCGAGCTTTCCCGCCATCAGCGCGTCGCCCTGGCCGAAGTACTTGCCGCTCGCCGCATCGCTGAGATAGCGGATGGACGGATCGAACACGTTGTCGAGGTTGGCGAGATTGCGGGTGCTCTCCTGCCAATTGGACTGGCGCGCCGATTCGGCGGTCGGGCTTCGCCCTACGACGGTGCCGCCGGGGTAGTAGCCGGGCGCGGTCGGATTCTTCTCCTGCAACGCACGAAGTTGCTCGACCTGCTTCAGCAGGTCGCCCTGAATGTACGGATGCGGCTCGGACTTGCTCTGCGAGCTCGTGCTCTGCACCTGATTGCTCTCCGTTGGCTGATTGCCCATTAGAACCTCCTCATCCATGAAGCTTTGCCGTCGACGATGACCGGCTCGCCGCCGAACAGCCGTACGATGCGTTGCCAGCCGGCACGGCTTTGCGTGCCCCAGACATGCGTGCAGCCGAGCGAGCGAGCCCACGGCTCGACCTCGGCCAGGAAGTCGGCCGCCCACTCCGCCAGTCGCGACCCGCCGACCAGCCAGAGCCGACACCCCTTCTCGCCGATCAGCGTGATTTGCGTGGTGACGGCGGCCCTCCTTCGCGCCTTCGGCGCTTCGGAGGGCAAGCCCTCCTCGGAGTCGAAGATGCTCCAGAGCTGAGCGTCACCTCGCAGCAGCGTCCGGGCGACCTCTTCCTCGGTGCCGCCGTCCGTGCGCGTGGCGGCCCGCTCGAGCAGCGGCCAGGCGTCGCGCCACACCCTCCTTCGCGCCTTCGGCGCTTCGGAGGACAAGTCCTCGAGGCGGACACGATGCAGGGGGGCTTGCCCTGCGTAGCCTTGGCGAAGCAGGGTCATGTGGCGATCACGTAGTTGAGGATGAGGGTCGGCTGCGTGTTGTTGTGCGCACCGCCGCCGCCGGCGTTCTGGATGGAGATGCTAGTGGTCGCCCCCGTGGTGCTTTGGAAGTAATTGTTTGAGCCATCGCCTTCCCCTGCGCGGCCGGTGAATGCGGCAGGAGTGCTACCGCCATGCAGGACTTGATGAGAGTGGCCTGGATCGTTCACGCCATGGCTGTGCGCCGGCATCTCGCCCGAGTTGAGCGTATGGGTCGCAGCACCTCCGGCGCCGCCCAGGACGGTGCGGTTGGCGACCCCGCCGGTCAGGCGGCCGGCGTCAGTGCCGCCCATGTCATCGCGGCCGGCCGCGATCCGGCCGCGCAGATCTGGCAGGTTGAAGGTCGTCGACCCGTCGCCCGGTCCATAAGCCGTGCCGATGGCGGCAAAGAGATCGGCATAGGTCGTGCGCGAGACGGCCTGGCCGTGACAGAGCAGCCAGCCGTCGGGCGCCGTCGCACCGGCATAGGGCATGACGCAGCCCGCCGGAACGCCCAGCAGCGTGTTGTAGTCGCGGATCAGCACGTTCACCCGCTCGGTGATCGAGCGCGTGTCGGCGGTCACGGGAAGCGCGGGCAGGCTCATCCTCCTACGCCTCCTGCGGAGGCTTCGGAGGACAGGTCCTCCCCAAGCCGGGCTTGGGCTGCGTAGCCTTGGCGAAGCAGCCTCATTGCGCGCCCGCCGGTCTGACATCGAGGTCGTCGATGCCCTGCATGTTCGACCAGACCGCGCCCGCGGGCTGTGTGGCGCGCACACGGAAGTACCGTCCACTGCTGTAGACCGGAGCGAGGCCGGCCGCCGTCAGGCCGATCGGCTGCGCGTAGCTCACGGCCGACTGTTGCGTCTCACGGGCGCCGATCTGGATCTGCGGGCTGCCGCCGTCGATCAGAGGCCGGCAGGCGCGAATGATCGAGCGATTGCCCTGGCCGGCGGCGGGATTGAACTCCCCCGTCTCCACGGTGGCCGAAAGCGCTGGTCCGGAGAAAGAGCCGCTGCGATGCGACGTGTCGAAGGCGAACAGCAGCAACGACAGCGCGCCCGTCCAGTACGACGAATCGAGCGAGTAGGGCAGCGTCTCAAGCGTGCCGAAGGGATCGAGCTGTTCCAGCGTGTAGGCCTGCTGGCTCACGCCGCCGAACACGAGCTCGCAGGTCAGGACCGCGCGGCTCCAGCGCCCGGTATGCCAGTTGTAGATCAGCAGGCGATTGGGCGTGCCGTTCGTGGAATCGTTGGCGGGATAGGAGAAGATGTAGAGGCCGCGCACCGGATCGATCGCCGACGTGGCCCGGAACTGGTTGATCTCGTCGAACTCCGACCAGAAGGTGCGATCGACCTTGCCGCGGCCGATCGGCGTGATCGTCTGGCCGCTGCGCACCATGTAGAAGCCGGACTTGTGCAGGAAGAACGCCATATCGAGCAGACCAGCGACACTGCCCGGCACGCTGGCGCCGATGTCGTTGGCAATCTTGTCGATGCGAAAGATCACCGGCGGGCCTTCGTAGGTCATCCGGCGCACGCTGGTTTCCTGGAAGATCAGGCCGACCTCGCCGCCGACCAGGCCGGTGACGTTGCCGCCGTCGGGCAGGTCCTGCAGGTCGGCCTGGGTGCTGAGCGACGTGCCCCAGGTCTCGGCATTGTTGAACCCGCACCATTGCACGCGCTGCGGCGCGCTGCCGATCTTGCCCATGACGACGAAGTCGCGAACCGTCGTGATGAACGTTCCCACCGGTGGCGAACCGCCCAGCGCCGTCCAGTTGGTGCCGACGCCGAGATCGAATTTTTGCGGCGCATCGACGCCGTTGACGGCAATCGCGAGCGTGCCGAATTGAGTGAAGCGCCACAGATTGTCGCCGCCTGGCGCATACGGCCCACCCGAGGTGCGCGACACGTCGTTCCAGGTCGAGCCTGACAGCAGGTAGAGCTTGCTGGCATCGCCGGCGAACATCTTGGTGGCGCCGGCGGTGCCGCGGAACCACGCCGCGCCCTGAGCGCGCGAGAAGAGCGCATTCGATACACCCGAGAGCTCGTTCAGCGGCCGGTAGCTCTCCTCGGCGGGCACGACGTTCAGCGCCTCGCGCGCCCACTCGCTGAGCGCCGGCATGTCGGGGCGCCATTCGGCGAAGGGGATCACCGGCACGCGCCGGCCCTCCGCACGACATTCGCCGAAAGGATGCTACGAAGAGCGGTGCGACAGACGTTCATCAGTAGACCTGCCTTCCGGACGGACGGAGATGGTTGGGGATCGTCGCTTCGTCGACGACCTGGCCGGTCGGAAGACGGATCATCCCCGGCGGCTCTGGCTCGGGCGGCCGCCAGGCGTCGAGCCCGGGAACGGGCGCGGGCCCCGGTATGGCGAAGCCCGCCATGAGATCGGAGCTCTCACGCTTGGCCGGATCGAACGCGGCGTGAACTGATCGCAGCTGATTGGGGTTCTTGAACACCCAGGCGGTCTGGCCGGTGATTGGCGGATGGCCGGGCAGATTGCCGTGGTAGTTCAGAACGCGAGCTGCATCGAACCCATGCTTGTCAAATGCTTCGGCGATCGATGTGATTGCCTGCGGATACTCCACCCTGTTCAGGTCGATATCGCCCTTCTTGATGTACCGGCCAAACAACGGCAGGACATTGGGCGCTGCCTCTTCTCCCGCGATCTGCTTCGACGCCCGCAGTCTTGCGAACAGGCTGGCGACCTCCGGATTCTCGATTGTCCAGATACCCGGCGCTTCCAGACCTCCTCTGATCAAGCGGGACGTCTGCGGCATCAAGGAGAATTCGGAGAATCCCGGCACCCCTGTTCCGTGATAGAGATACTGAGTGGTGTCGAAACCCATCTGCCGCGCCCGAGCGAGGCGCGCTGCCGTTTCCTCCCCAGGCGAAAGGCGAGCTCCCCCCATCGCCACTGCGCCTCGTGGCGCAAGAGAGGCGCCAACGCCGGTACTGCCAAGCCCCAGCTGCAGCGCAGCGCGTGGTGTGACCTCCCCGGTGTCGAGGCCAGCCAGGAGGTCAAGACCGCCGCCCAGCGTGTCGCGCAAAATGGACGGTATCGCCCAACGCGGCTTCCCCGTTGTCCTGTCGATCGCGAATGGAAGGATCGTCCCGTAGTCGGCATTCGCGTCCGGCTCGAGCGCCTTGTAGGCATCCCGCAGCCCAGGTGGCGCGGTCTCGGGCGTATGGCCAAAATTGCTCATGTTACAACTCACTCGTGTGGTCAGGACTGGTGAGATTGCCTAGAATCGGCCGAAGAGAATCGGTGACCGATGAAACGGGACGAAGACGACGACACGTTTCGGATACGGCCGCGGCTCGAGCCCGAGGAGGAACGACGGCTGCTGGCCGAGTACTATGCTGCCCGCCAGCCTGTGCGGCTGGCGCCCATGACAACCGAGGAAGAATTCCCCGACGAATTCCGCGATGTGCTCGAGTTGCAGATCCTCGAGTATCGGGAGGACGATGGAATTTTGGCCGGCGAGACCATGCGGGTCCTGAGGCCGATCTGGACTCTTGTGCCAAAGGACGAGGACCCCCAGCTTTCGCTCGATTTGCGCTTTCCCCGGCCGACGTCAGATTGAGGCGATCGGCCGTCATGGCGTCCTCCCTGCCCGCACGCGGATCACCGGCACGCTCGAGCCCGTGATGCGCTGGGTGCGCGCGTTCAGCCCCGCCACGCTGGCGTTGTAGAGCTGCAGGTAGCGCTGCGCCTCGGCCTCGCCCTGGGTGAAGATCGCGGCTTCGACCAGGCAGCCGTAGAGATAGACGTCGGGATAGTTCGTCAGGATGTCGTTGACGGTCGAACCCGCCGGCGTCGCGAGCTTGCGGTAGTAGCGCAACGTCGCCGTGCCGCCAGAGGAGCTGGGCTGGGGCGCGTCGAGGAAGCGGAAATTCGTGCCCGACACGGCGATCAGCCGCGTGCCGCCCAGGCTCTGCGTGCCGTAGCCGTCGAGCGTACGCTGGCTCACGATGTCGAGCGGCGCGTTCAGTGAATTGTTGTAGGCCGAGATCAGCTCGAGGAAGCCCGCCGGCTGGGCCACGGTGCCGGAGGAGAGTGCGAAGGCCGCATCGACGGTCTCCATCTCAGGGATGCGCAGCGCATCCGACCTGAGCGGGCTCGCGGGCTCGTCGACGGCGAAGCCGTAGTACATGCGGCGCTCGCAGTTCAGCAGGAAGTCGTCGAAGCGCCCATCGAGCAGCGTGTCGCCGGAGCGGGCCAGCCAGGCGAGCATGCCCGCCTTCAGCCCGGCGTAAGTGGTGATCTGCGCGGCCATTAGACGGTGCCTCCATCGGTGCGCAGCCAACGCCAGTCGGCGCTGTTCAGCAGCTCATCGACCTTGTCCTGATGGTCGGGGTTCCAATAGTCGACGCCAAGCTCGTTGCGCCACTTGGCGATGACGATCAGCGGGATGCGCGCCACCATGCGGACGTCGCGCGCGCCGTTGTAAGGGTCGCTGTGGTTCTGCGCCTCCTTGTTCAGGTCGAGGATGGGCGTCGCCACCTGTGACGACTTCTGCGCCCAGTTGCCCTCGCCGTCCTCGAGCCACCATTGCGCGAGCCCGGTGGCGGGATCGAAGCCAAGCAATCGTTGAGACATCAGAGGATCTCCACCTGGTCGCGATCGGACAGGAACTTGGCGAGATCCGCCGGCACCTTCAGGCGCGCACGCTTGTCGACCCGCGTCGTCACTTCTGCATCGGCCCAATCGGCGCGGCCGTTGCCGTGCTCGTCGAGCGGCAGATAGACGTGGTTCACGGTGACCACGATGTTTACCCTGAGCGTAGTCGAAGGGTTCACGTCGCTGGGCTTCTTGACCATGTCGGGCTCCCGGGATGGAGGGAGGAGCCGAGGCTCCTCCCTTGCGTCACGTCAGCTTCAGGTGAGATCGGCGACGATGCCGTTGCCGGCCTCGTTGCGGCTCTCCAGGGTGACTTCGCCGATGATGTGGAACTTGCGGGCGTCGCCGGTCTTGGCGAGCTCCTCCTTCTTCCACTTGCGCAGCCACAGCATGCGCCACAGCGACGGATCGATGACCTCGATCTCGCGGCCGCGCACGAAGCGGCTCGCCATGGCGTTGAAGGTGCCGAAGTCCGAGACGTAGCGATCGACGGCGCCGATCACGGTCGCGGCCTTGCCCTTGGGCTCCTGGTACTGGGTGGCGATGCCGGTGAAGGCCGAGAAGGCCTGCTTCTGGGTGGCGCCCATCAGCAGGATCGTCGGCTTGCCGCCGGCGGTCCACGCCGCGCGGATCACGGTCTTGAGCAGCGCCTCGGTCGAGGCGCGCTGCGTGCCGTCGGTCGGCGCCACGGTGTTGCCCGCGGTGAAGCCGCCCGAGGCGCCGCCGGCGCCGCGCGAGACGTTGCTGGTGAGCCAGCTCTCGAAGCCGCCGAGCTTGCGCGTGACGGCGCCCGACTGGGCGACCGAGGCCTGGTTCTGGCAGACGATGGCCTCGAGATCCATCTTGGCGCGGCGGCCAGCCAGCGCCGTCTGGTAGCTGATCTCGCTGTCGCGGCCGGCCTTCTTCACCGCCTCCTGGGTGTTGGAGA